GAATGCAAAACGGAAGTCTATGCCTCTTACAGGTAATCCTGCTTCACGCTTTTCATCGTCACTCATGGCTTCATATTCTGCATACGTAATTTTAGATGCGGCCTCTCTTGCGCTCTCTTGATAGTCTATGTTTTTTTGAGCTACTTCACGAGCATTACCTACTTCTAAGTTTAACCCTGTGTCTTCCTCTTCATCTTCATCAGGTGTGTTGCCTAAGATAGTTGATACAACATCCTCTTCCTTAACAGGAAGATCAGGCTTAATAGCCGCGTCATCCTCTTCTCCACCTAGACCTTCTGGCACAGTAACGACTTTCTCTGCTTCAGGAACTACAGCGTCATCTATTTTATTTAATTTAGATGCTTCAGGTTTAGTACCTGTTAATATGTACTCTATGTATTCATCTGTAAGTCTACCATTCTTCTCAATAGACTCTAAGATAAGTTCTGACGCTTTACCGCTTTCTACACCCGCTAAAAGGCTATCCATCTCTGCAGAAGTATTTACCTCTTTAGATAGACGTAGTAACGCTTGGTCACGTGTAAGCTGACTGTCTAGGCCACTTTGGGATAGAGTTAGTTCTAGGTCAGCAATAGCTATACCACCTTTACGTAGACGATTACCTAGCCCTGCTTCATCATCTGCACCCATTGCTGCCATTGCACTTTCCATATCTGTAACATCAGCTAGATCATCAGTGCCAGCAAATGTACGGGTAAAGGTACGCTCATATGTATTAGCTGTAGACATGTAGTCAGACTCTTTATAGTCTGTTACTTCTATATCAAAACCTTTAACACGCTTAACACCAGCGATAGGCTCATAACGCGCTCCTGTTGAAGCTTGATATGTCAGTACGTCTTGTACTGGAATACCCATGTACTGCATAGCTGTTAAATGATCTTCAGCAGAAGAAGCAGGGTCAAGCATAAGCGTGTCTTTAAGAGCAGCACCCCATGACTTAGTTTTATGTACTTCTGACTTATCATCAGGGTTACCAGCAATGTTACGTGCGTAACCAAGATAGATGTTCTCTAGAGCTTGTTCTGCTGTCATACCCTCTGGTAGTGTTACACCTTGTGGAATATCTAGTGAGCCTAAGAACTGAGACTTATCAATCTTAGAACCTTCAGGTAGTGCATTCTGTGCTTTCTGAATAGCACCATACACCTGTGTAACATCGTAGTTCTGAGCAATAGCTAGAAACTCTTCATCGCTTACACCGAACTGTGCTTTCATCTCTTGTCTAATAAGATTAGCATTCTTAGCTTCAGCCATAGACTGTGCCATCTTAGGAGCAGCCCTACGTACAGTATCCATCTGGTTATCTACTAATTCGTTAAACCGTTCTTGTCTCTCTTTAATTCTATCCTGCAGACTTGTAGCAAAACCTTTTACAAGCCCAGCGCTGAACGCACCCTTAATAGCCATCTTATATTTGCTCCTTCGCCATCAAACCTTGCGGTGCTTGTTCAGCTTCCATAGGCATTTCTTGTTCTTCTTGTTGTTGCGGTTCCTGTAAGTCTTGCTCTGCTTGCTGCATGATCTGTTCACCTTTATCAAGTGTACCTGCAGAAGCACCCGTTTTCATAGCAAGCTTAGCTGCTAGTTTAGCTGCACGGTTCTTCTTAGCTTCAGCATCTTTATCACGATACTCATCCATAGTCATCTTGTATTCTACGTTCATTGCTTCAGCTAGTGTCTTGATCTGTGTCATTAACAAAGGTTTAAGCAACAGTTTGATATCTACAGTATGCATACCATTCATGACGCCCATGCCTAACATAGTGGCTGCTACAACAGAGATAGGAATACCTATGTCTACCATATCCATGACATCATCTAAAACTTCTTCATCAGCTAACTGTTCCATGTACATCTCAAATGCATCTAGTGGATCAGAGAACTTAGAAGGTTTTTCCCACGGTGCGTTACCTGGTTCTGCTGTAAGAGACTGGCCTGGAATAGGTCCATCAAAAGGAGAAAGTGACATTTTTGTTATACCTTATTTAGTGAAACCTGCACCAAAGTAGAGTCCTACAATGGCTGATACGATATGTGTGTCTAGTGGAGTTATTACAAAGCCTTTAGCCATCTTCCACTGTATTGATTCTGCTGGACCAAAGAGCCAAGATAACGGACCACCAGTAGCTTCAGTGTATCCTACATATACGCTTACATCAGGATACCATACAGCGACTAGCTTTGGCAATACTATAATAGAGAATACAGCAGATAAAGCGATAAGCCTACGTGTCCAAGCAAAGTGTTTATCTGTCTTACCTGCATCACGTGCATCAGCTACAGCACTTCTGTTAAACTCTGCACGTTGCATCAGCATCTCTTGCTGAGCTTGTTTAGCTTTTATGCTCTGACCCCATATAGACATAACACCACCTAACACAGTAGAGAAAAGCATGGTGATAAGTTCTAGGGGTAAGCCGAACATTAGGCAGACTCTGCTTTAAGAGTATTAGATAATGCTTCCATACGAGTCTTTACACCACGAAGTTTTGTAGTACGATATTCTTCATTGTCTAAAAACTCTGTAGCCGCTTGGTCAAACTTACCTGCGTTAATAAGTTTAATTGTCTCAGGACTACCAGAGATACCACCACGGAACCAGCTTTGTGCTATCTCTACCTTTAAGTCATCTGACAACTCATCGAAGTTTTTAATGGATTTCTTAATCTTAGGCATACGCTTCTTGATGTCTTTGCGTAACAGATTTCTAGCTTCTTCTTCAGTCAGTATTGTACCTTTCTTAACATCAGAACCGTAGTGTCCATAACCAATGGTGTAATACTCTTCTGCTTCATCAGGCTTGTATGCTTCTGCCTCAAAACCTTCTAACTCTACTAAACGCTCCTCTAAGCGTGTTTCAAAGTCTTTCCCATCTGAAGGTGCTGCACCTCCATCAGCGCTGTCGGTACTATCACTAACATCAGAATCAAGAACAGTCTCAAGTACATCTTCTATATCCTTACTCATAATACCTTTAGGCTTATCTAACATCTCATTACTACGGGTATCTATACTAGGTGTATCAACAGGCGCTGGGCTGTCTGTCATCTCTGGCTGTTCACCCCTAGAAACAGGTGTAATCATAGGCTGAAACACCTCTTGAGCTTCCCTAGCGTTGTCCATCATAGTCAGATCAGTGCCTCGCATATCAGAACTACTGAACATAGCATCTCTAGCCGTATCTGATAGCGGCCCTGTAGGAGCCTTAGACCTTGTAATACCAGCAGCTTGACGCATAAGACGTATCTCTAATGCAGAACGTATAGCTTCTTCTTCAGCTAATACAGAAAGCTCTTGGGCTTGTTGCCTAGACCTGTCAAACAGACCACCAAAGAAACCAGAGAACAAACCTTCATCGTCTTGCTCTTGATTGTCAGGCTTAGTACCGATACCTGAACTCTTTTCCGCTTCCTCTTTAGGTTTCAGCAACTCCTGCAAAGCATAGTAGTCTCTGTCTTGTTTTGTTAGCTTAAATAGTGCCATTATGTTTTTACCTTATCAAAACTTGTTTAACACGAAGTCTAGTGCAGTATTTAAAAGTACACCTGTACCTTCACCCCTTGCTTTATCTACTTCAGCTTGTGTTTGCATCTCAGCTATTAGCAAAGAGTTTTCACGTTGTAGTACGTTATCTGCTGTACGCCAAGCATAGTCTAAGGCATCACGTTCTTGCTGTAGCATGTTGTTATACGTAGTCTCAGTGAGATTGTTTGCTTGCTGTGCGGCATCACGGTTAGCTTGATTCTGCGCAGCGTTATCCATAGTGGTGATAGCTTGCTCCCACTGTGTATTCGCTTGTGCAACTACTAAAGCATTGTTAGCGTTGAACTGGTCACGAGCATTCTGTTGTGCACTGTTAAACTGTGAGATAGCATTAGCTTCACCAGCGTTAAACCGTTCCATAGCATTACGTTGTTCTAAGTTAGATTGCTGAATCTGTGTCTGCAGGTTAGAGAAGAACATATCTACTTGGTTATCACTAGAAGCATTAAACTGGCGTCTAGCATTCTCTGCAGCAGTATCAGACATAAACACACTAGCTAAGCTTTGTGCTTTAAACATAGCTACTTGCTGTTGGTTATTCATGCTAGACATATCAAAGTTTAAAAATGCCTTAGCACGATCTACGTTAGCTTGTTGTCTGTTACTCAGATTAGTCAGATCAAGCTGTGTCATAGCTGCAGCATCCGCTAGTACCTTAGCATTCTTAGCATCTAGGTTAGAGATGTCTACAGTCTGAGCCATACGTGCATTCTCTAGTGCAACCTGTTGCTCAGCAGTAAAGTTAATCTGTGCTACATCAGCGATACGTGCAGCATTCTGTACACGTGATTGAAACTCTTGGTCAAACTCCATGCCAAGGAACTTAGAGCGTTGCTCTGCAGCGAACATAGCCGCTTGCTGTCTGTTAGACAAGTTCTGTGCTTCAAAGCTAGCACGTGTCTGTGCATCCATCTGTGCAATAGGTAGTGCAGACTCCATAGCAGCTTGTACAATAGCTTGTCCTGCCATGCTTGATGCACCTAGCCCACGTGCAGCTAACGTAGCTGTAGCAGTACGCATAGCTCCTGCAGCCCATGCTGGTGTCTCCCCACCCTCAAACTGCTCTAGTAGCCCTGTAAGTTGTCCTTGTACGGTAGCCTCAGTAGATGGTACACCTGTAGCTGCAGTAAAGTTAGTCTCTGCTCTAGCACGTTCAAAGTCTACAGCACTATCGACACGCATCTCTGGTGTTACTTCTAGTGGTGCTACTTTCTCTACACGCTGTGCACGTTCAATCTGCTCTACTGTAAGACCTAGCTGTGCTAGTTGTGAAGGGTCCATAGTAGCCGCTTCAGCTAAAGCTTCTGCGCTGGGCTTACCCGTCACAGCAGTTAGCTTAGACATTACATTAGATACTTCTGCTGCAGCCTCTTTAGCTGTAAAACCAGCAGCATCAAACTCTTCAGCTAGAGGTACATCAGCAGCAATAGCGGCTTCTGTTTGTGTAGCAGTATCAGCTACTGCAGCAGCTTGACCTGTACCTTCAACTATCTTACCTGCTTCACGTTGTGCGTCACTTACAGTAACTACATCAGCTTTAGTAACCATAGACATAGGGTCATCTAAGATGTCTGCCCTCATCTCTGTAGTGCTAGGCATACCTACACGTTCTAGGTTAGTCTGTGCTTGTGATAGATTAACTTTAGCGTTAGTTACTTTAACTTGCTGTTCATCAATCAAGCCTTGAATAGTAGCACGTTGAGGGTCATCTGCAGCCATATTAGAAAGCTGTGTAGTATAGCTCTGTAATAGGTTCTGCTCTTTAGATAGACCACTCTGTGCAGTATCTAGGTTAGCACGTGTTTGTTCTGGTGTTACTGTAGCTTGCTGACCGTAATAGCTTTTATATTGATCTAGCTGTTTGTTATACGTGTCTTGTGCTGCTTTAGTCTTTTCTTCCCAACCACTCTGTTTTAACTTAGATATAACAGGAGTAATTTCATTAGCAAGTGTTTGCTTAGCTTTACTTAATTCTGCTCTATTAACAACTGTAGATGTACCGTCTTCAAAAGTAAAGATCCAGTTCTCTCTACCCCCTGATACTGTATACTTAGATGGATCAGGCGTTAAACTTTCAGTACCATCAGGATTTGTTGTTTTAATAAACATTTCATCACTAGGTAACTTACCTGACTCCAAAAGCATATCAATGCCTTTTTGAGAATGCTTAGCCCAATTAAGATCCTGAAGTATTTCACCAGTGTCAATCTTTTCAGGTGCAGTAGGTAGACCCTTTGATGGATCGTATACAGGTTCTACAGGCAATGCAGGTCCACCTTTAAAGTCACCTGGCATTTTAACAGGTGTGTCTACACCCATGTCAAACCCACCAGTAGTGTTAGGCTGGTTAGCTGCAGTACCTGTATTTAGACCTGCATATGGTTGTACTGTTGCTCCTGTAGTAGGGTTAGTTGTCTGGCCTTTGTTAGCGTAGTACGCATCTAATGCTGTGCTATAAGGCTGTGAATAACCACCTTGAGCATCTTTAATGAAGTACTGACCACCTTTACCGACAACAGTACCCCCTTCTTGCATAGCCATCTGTGGACCACCCTGTACACGAGCCTTAGCCATCTCAGCATACTGGCCCATCATAGATGCAGCTTTAGGGCTAGACATCATGAACTTATTAATGTCATCCTGTTGCGCTGGGCCTGTGTAGCCCACCTTAGATAACAGTGTTTGTTGTTGCTGTGGTGTAAAGCCACCAAACTTCTTAGCCATAATGTTTTACCTTGTTATTTATTTATTGTCATCCATACTGCGCCAGCGATAAACGTTAGTAGGGCAACAGTGGCTAGTCTTGTTACAGTAGACCAGATAGACTTACGAGTATCTCTCCACGCTTCTATTAAGCTACGCATTTCTGTGATATCTTTGTGTGCATCATCATCAAGTAGACCAATAGAACGCAGGGCTTCTTTAGCCCCACGCCTAGCTGCACGGTCTAGCATAGCTTCTAGCTCTTCAGGAGATAGTTTTACTTCACTCATAGTTTAACTCATAATTGTTTAAAAGTCAAGTTATATTACGGTTTAACAGGCCAGTCTGCGTCTTCTAAGTTAGGCCAATTAGAGTGAGAAGTAATGTCACGTAGAGCCTGACGATATGCTGTCATAGCATCTGTCATTGTAACATCTGATAAAGCATAGAAGTCTGTCTCAGCTAGTTTCTCATCACGTGTCTTACGGTTAGTCTCAGCAACTGCAGCATCTAGTGTAGCCTGATACGCAGCTTCGTGTTCAGCTTTAGTTGTTGTGACTTCGTTGCCATCATCATCTGTCTCAGTAGTATCAGCAAACATGTCTACCGCTGTGTAGTTAATCATCCAGTAGTTAGCAATGATGTCTTCACCTACCATCTCAGGCATAGGGGCAGTCTCTTCTGTGTACTGACCAGTGACAGGACGTGTAGGTAAAGCATTACGCTGTACTGTCTGGTAAGCTGTAGTGCTAGGCTGTGGCCCTTCTAGTACGCCTACCATGTTATACTTCTGCATGATACCTGCTGTGATGTTCTTAGGGAACGACACGTTAGGGTTATCCTTACGTAAGTCTCCGAATGTGTATGGGAACTTTACTACTGTTCCACCGTTAATTTTAGCATACATGTTGTGTTCTCCTTGTTATGCTTTGTGTTACGCAATAGCGTAATAAATCCATGTACCTGTGCCTATATCTGGGCCAACAGAAAAACCTGAACTGTAAGGGTCTAAACGGTCTTGTGAGCTATCTTCAGCACTTGTACTATTCAAGATAAGGCTCGGCGAGTTGCCGCTGATAATTCCTCTAGTTGAGTCAAACACCAGCCACCCCGTTGCAATGTCAGCACCTTTCAGTATAACAAATCTAGCGCCTGCACTAAAACCACAGTCTACGTCTGTGTTGCTGCCTGTGGTATGGCTAACGCTCCCCACCTTGGATATGCCATCTAGGCTTGCGAATAGGTAGGCTATGTGGGCGGAGGTGTCGTTTACTGAACTGCTTGTACCTAAAGAAAATACACTAGAAGTCGGTTCAGTGTTGTTCCAGTAAGCTGAGTCTGAAAAAGCAGCATCAGTTTGATTTAAAGTCAAAACCTTAGTTGCCCCTAATGCGGAGTTATATACTCTCCAACTTTGCACTCCAGAAGTTCTATTCTTCACCCATATCATCTCAGGGGCGACACCAAGGTTATGGCTTACAGTACGCCCTGCAACTCCATCACCCGTGTATGCAACGACATCCATGTATTTAGGCGCACGTTTCCAAGACCAAGCATACTTATTGCTGTCGTTTGATGTAGCACCAAACCAGCCATCCATGAAATCCCAAGTGTTGTTGTTCAGATTAGTTTCTGAGTTTGTGCCTTCCGTTGTAAGGTAAGGCTTACCACGCAAACGGTCTACCGCATGTATAACTGAAGCACTGCTTAATGCGTTTTCTCTACGCAAAGAAAAGTCTGTCACAAAACCAGTGTCGTGTGCAGGTGGTGTACTGCCTGATTGAGTAGTAACCGCAAACACCTCAGTCGCACTCGTAGGCACAGCAGTACCACGGCGAATGGCTATGTAGATGTAGGTTTGTACGGCATTAAAGATATTTATATCCCCCATAACGCCGACTCTAAATCCATTTGAAGTTGGAACAATACCACCCGCCGTTCC